TGCATGACATTGTATAGAGGCATGATGTTTCTCCTTTTCTAAAATCCCATTGCCGCCAGAAGTTCCTTCTGGCTTTTGGGTTGATCGATGCGGATGGGGAGTCCGTCCGAGATTTCGAGGGCTTCGGACAGCCCGATCAGACAGCGCCCATAGTCGAGATAATCCTGTTCGCGGGCGTGTCCCACCCAACGCTGGGTGACGTAGCCGAGGGTCTCGTACCGGCACAAATGGCAAAGGACAATGCGGTGCGATCCTGGCAGCAGGTTGCCTTCGTCGTCATAGGCGGGCACATCGCGCCGTGACATGACGACCTGCCCCCAACAATTCGAGCAGACCTTGCGGCTCTCGGTGCGCACTGCCATTTCGTAGGGCATCGGTTCGACCAGGTAGAGGGGGCGCATCCAGTCCAGGTTGAGCGGGTAATCGCAGTGCGGGCATGACAGGATGGGGCGGTCCTCCTTGCGGCGGTGGTCGTTCGCAGAGGCGCGGGCGTAAAAGACGGGATAGTCGCCGGACAGGTCGGCAAAAAGCACGCGCCCGCAGGCATGACGGCGGGGGAACAGCGGGGTGTCGTGGTCGATGGGGGATTCGTCGGCGTAGGGGTTGCGGATGGAGTCGTTCATAACTCGATCTCCGGCAATGTCGCCCAGCATTCGCTCATCCAGCGGTCGATGGCGTCGGACTGTTCGATGGCGGATGCGCCGGGGTCGTCCATCACGTCCGCCAGTTTCAGGTCGGCAAGTTTGCGCTTTGCGGCGGCAAGGAATTCTGCGTTTCCGTCCGGGGTGGATACCCACCACGCGGCGTAGTCGGCGGGGGTGAGGCGGTCTGCGATCTGCTGGCAGACTTCGAGCGTTTCCTTGCGCATGAGTTCCATCTGCCGGAGTCCGTCCTCTCGAAGTTGCGCCTTGAATTCCATCATGAATTTCATGTGGCGGTACTTGGCTTTGGGTGGTGCGCCTTTGAGATGCGGCGCAAGCATTCTTTTTCTTGCCATGGTTGTCTCCTTTTTTGTTTGGTATTGTCATTCTAGCATGTATTTTCTACCGCGTCAAGGGTATTGAATAATCCGTATTGACACAATTTACATGACAGGGTACGATAACCGAAACGTCTCGGAAGGTTTCGGTCATGAGTAAAAAGAAGGTCAATTTCACGGACAAATTCATCGTGTTGTGCCCGCCTGATACGCGGGATCATCTCGTGGCGATCAGTTACTATCGCGGGGAGGCGGGCAGTTACGCGGGTCCGGCGCGTGACTTCATCGCGCGGGGCATCCGTGAGTTCATCGAATCGCTCTCGGCGGAGGACAAAAAGCGATTCGATGAGATCATTTCCAACGTGCGCATCACTCATAATTCTGGAGGTTGAACTCTCGACCATCGGCAGAACCCCACGTCTCGATGTTTGAAATGTCGCACTGGCGAAGTTGATATTTTACGATCTCCAGTAAATCGCCAGTGAGGGGGTGGTTTTTTAATTGGGCTTTGGCATTTTCGATTGCCTCGGCGGTGTAGGTGCCGAGCCTGCCGCGCAAGAGGAGGAACGCATGGATGCTTCTGCGCTCGTCGCTGTTGATCTCCAGCGATTTCCAAGCGGTCTGTGAAATTTTGCCTCTCATGATACAAACCGATGGGGCATTGTGCGCCTTATCCCAAGCGGTTTCGTAGTCATAACCAAGCCCGCTCATGTAGGTCGCGTACCCCTCCAGGTCGTGGAATTCCGCCGGTCCATCCTGAACCCGTAGATCTGTGTGCAGATAGCGGTCACTGTATCCACTCGTGCGGATTGTCATGGTGTAGATTTTTTTCATTTCGGTCTCCTATTCATAATTCTGGGGGTTGAATTCCTGGGAGGTCATCCCAAGTTTTTGTTTGAGTTGGTGCTGCTTGAGGGCTTCGGTCTCGATCTTGAGTTCCTGGAGCATGACCTTGTTGTGTGCCTCTGCCAGTTTCGCATCTCGGATTGCGGCGGCGGCTTTCTGTTTCTGCTCCAGTTCTGCGATCTTGAGTTGCTGGAGGCGATCCGTTGCCGCCTTATCTTCGGCTTCGATGCGGAGGCGCTCAAAGACGATGTAAATCGGCGTGAGGGCGATCACGATGGGAAGGATGATGAACAAAAATGTGTACATTGGCGGGTCTCCTATTGGTTAGTACGTCGCGAAACTCACGACGGGGGCGGTGCGGTCTCCCTGTGATTTGATGGTCATGCGGGAGTCGGGGGATCTGAATACGATCATCCCCAAGTCCGGATCGACGGTCACTTTGATCTGGTTCCCCTTTTCCAGCCGTGCCCATTTGGTCACATGGTCGGCGTAGTACAGCAAGCCGTTCAGGGAGAATTCCTTCACTTTCGAGAAGGCGGCGATCAGGCTTTCCGCCATGACGATATATCCATCTTCCACGGCGCGGGCGGTCAGTTCGATGGCATCCGCAACGGGGGCGGTCGTTTTGTTCTTTGATGCCATGGCGTGATATTGGGCATGGGATGGTTCGCTTCCCATGATGGCGGCGTATTGGGAAAGGAGTCCGTTCCGCAAGGTATTCAAGTTCTGGAGTACGGCGCGGGCGGCTTCCACAGCGGCGGCATGGTCGGCGGTGTATTCGGCTTCGGTCATTGCCGAGTCCGTCTCCAGCCTTTCCATCCGTTCGCGGGCGTAGTGTTCGGCGCGGGCGGTGTCATAGGCGCGCTGGGCGGCTGGGGATGCGTACCGGCGGACGCCCCATTCCTGTCTGCGGGTTCGCCAATTGGCATCCCAGGCGTAGGAGTCCAGCGGCTTTGTGAGTTCCGCAAGGGCGGCGGTATGTTCGGATGATGCGGCTTGCACTTCATTGCGGGCTTCCGCAAGGCGCGCCGGAAGTTCGGCATGGTCGGCGCGGATGTATGCCAGATACGACTCGGCATCCCGCAGCGTTTTTGCCGCCTTGACGATCCGCTTGTCCAATTTCACAAGTTCGGATGCAATGGATTTGGGGGTTCTTTTGGTCATGATCGTGTCTCCTGTTTTGTTTGGTTTCTGGGGCGTAATCCCCATTCGCAAGCCCTCCATCATGGGATGAAGGGCAAGCGGGCGGGTATTACAAGCCGTTCACAATTACAGTGTTCCTGTACTCGCGGGCGCGGCGTTTTTCCATCTTGTGCCAGCGGATTCGGTCTGCGAGAATTTCCCGCAGTTCGATACCATCCCAATTTTCCGGGATTTTACCCGCTTCAATATCGCGGATTATGGATTCGGCGGCATGTTTCACAATGGCGCGGGCAAGTTTCTTTTGTTCATTCGGTCTCATGTCTTATTTTCCTTTCATGGGGTGAATTTTGTCAGGCTTGCGCCTTCCATCGGACATACCATCGGCGGGGATGGTATGTCCTAGCAGGGCGTAAGGTCAGGCGGGGAATTCCACGGTCTCCACGCGCTCCAGCATGCCGGTGTACGTGACTGCCCATAACTCCAGCCGTCCGCGTTTCCAGCGTTCAATATCGGCAGGGGTGGCTGAACTCCCGTCCGCCGTCTCCATGGTCTGAATGTCCAGCCGTCCGGGTTCGTCGCAGGCGTTCTTTGTCAAATCATCCGCGCCCACTCCAAAGAACTCACATACTTTCAGCATCAGCGCGGGGATCGTCTCTGCCGTGAAACTCACGTCAACATGGGAAAATTGCGCGGAGTCCGGGTTGCATCCGTTATCGTAGTCGTCATGTTCTGCTATCTTCAAAAAGCCGTCAATCTGGTATTTCATGGTGGTCTCCTTTTTGGGGTTGTTGGTTATTTCCATCCGCCGGGCAGCCGGTACACATGCGGCGGCGTGATGCGGATGGTCTCGTCGGCGGTCAAAAACTCCAGCCCGCCAGGAATGGGGCGGATGATGGTGTAGCATCGGTCTGCGTGGCATGTGCCGATGTACCATCCCGGCGCGCCGTTTTGCAGGCGTCCGGCAGTCCATCCGGCAGCGTGTGCCATGCCCGCAAGTAGGGCAATGAGCACAAGGACAAGCAGGGCTTTTTTCATGGTGGGTTATTCTCCCTCCGCCTTCATAATGGCGGCGCGGGCGGCTTCGAGATTGCCGTCTTTGATTTTATAAGTCATTCCGCCTTGCCATTCGATGTTATTCATGATGATCTTCAGCCCTTCCAGTAGGGCGGCGCGTTCTTCAAGCAGGGCGCGAATGTCCGGGCAGGATACTGCCTTTATGCTGCCCGTTTCGCTTTCATTCGCGCGGTTGGTGATGTATTCAATGGTTTCCTTATTCATCGGGGTAGTCTCCTTTTGTTTGGTGTAAGGCTTCGCGCCTCCAGTGTGCCCATTATCAGGGGTGGATAATGGACACTAGCAGGGGCGAATTTATTGCACAGCCCGCACGGATGCCAAGTCTATTTCTGGGGTGGTGGCTGGCTTCTCGCCTCTGCAATTCCAGCCAGAAGGCCGCCGCATAACATCTATTTGCAAGCAAACTGCAAAAAACCATGGCGCCTTCCGCATTTCCGGCAGGCGCGGGGATCAACCTTCGGGGCGGGCTTGCGAATTGCCCCGGCGGATGTGTACACTACAACAAACTTACTGTGCTGGGCGTGCTTGTCTCTTGGGTTTTGCATGGTGGTCTCCTGTTTTGTTTGGGTTGTGGACGGATTCGCCGTCTCCAGCGTCCCTACCATCGGCGGGGATGGCAGGGATTAGCAGGGGCGAATTATGCCGACTTTGCGCGGCGGCGGATGGCTGCGGCGTGCATTTGTAGGATGTTCACAGCCATGAAGCGGTAAAAGTTCTCACAAATTTTGTCGGCTTCTTTTTCCGTGGGATCTTCCACGCTGCCGATTTTCTCGGCGAAGGCGATAATTTCGCCGTGGTAAACCGGCAGGTCGATCACGGTCGGCAGTCCAGAGAGCCAGTATTCCAGCCCTGCTTGCATACCGTGCCGGTCGAATTCGTGTTTGACTTCGTCGCGTGCAATGTTGACAAGGCGTAAAATTTTCTCGTCGTCCGTGGTGGCGGGCGTCTCGAATTCGTAGCCGTCAAAGTCAATGCGGGCGATAATCTCGGCGCGTAATGCCTGTTTGTAGTTTCTTTTGAACATGGGGTTTGTCTCCTGTTTGTTTTGTTTGCGCCTGGTCGGCGCGGTCGGCTCATGCCTTCCATGGTGAGACCATCGGCAGGGATGGTCTCACGAGCAGGGCAAGAACTTAGTCACAGATGCCGAATGGATAGGGCAGGCAATACGTTATGCGCCCGGCTCCATCTTCAAAGTGTTCGATTTTCAGGTTTATTCCGCGTGCTATCTGGCAGGCTAGTATCACAACCGCCAGAAACAAGGCGATTTTCGTATTGTGCTTTTTCATGATTATCCTCTCATGGCGTGATATAGTCGTAAATCCAGTTCTGGTTTACCATGCCTTCATCCACCATAAATTCCCAGTGGGTTTCTGTGCACGTCTCATAATATCCGGCGCCCATGTCATAATCTACGTAGATTATGACGGTCTCGCCTGTTTTTTCCGCTAGTTTGCGGGCGTCTCTAATTGCCTCGTGTTTGTTCATTTTTATCCTCTCATTCTGCGGGCGGCTTGCGCGCGCTCTTTCAGTGCCTGAAATTCGGCGGATGATTTGATCTCGTCCGCTTGTCGACGGGCGGCGTCTCGGTCGATCTGTATTTTGTAGGTTTCGAGTTTCGTTATTTTGAAAAGCACGATCTGGAAATTGCCGATTTTGATTGTCATTTGATTGTCCTTTTGTTTTTGTTTGTGTGGTCGCTTGCGCGCTCCTGTATGCCGCACTTATCAGGTCGGCATACAGCAGAGCACAAACTCATTTTATAGTTTGCTCTGCTTTGCTCTCCACTTTCACCAGTAGGTTTTGCATCTCCGGCGCTTTGCCTGCTCCATCTGTCTCTGCTAATCAGCGCGCGCCGTTCCTTTTTTGGTAGTGGTTATTTATTTGTAAACGTTCTTTGTTCTAACTGTATATATTTTAGCAGATGCATTCTATTTTGTAAAGTAATAACCACATGACAAATGTCACTATTTATATATGACATTTGTCATGTTACATTTGTTCTAAGAACTTTTGTTCTAAAAACGAATTTTTACCGAAATTCAACTTTTGCATAGGCACTAGCCCACACAAAAAATATCTCAAATTTTGAACCCTTTTAGAATAGATAACATGTATAATGAGTTCACTATCCCTTATAATACAAACAGAAAGGAAGCAGACATGAACATGATCAGGAAGCATCTATCGGAAGTGAGTGAGGGGATGACGCTGCTGGATATGGGGCAGGTGGAGGAGGCGGTGCGTGCGTTACGTTCCATCCGGCAGGTGGGAGGGACGGTGTACTTGATGGGGAATGGCGGGAGTCATTCGACGGCTGGACACTTCGCCAATGACCTGATGAAGGTGGGCAGGGTGAGGGCGGTGTGTTTGGGGGATATGGCGGCTTCGATGCTGGCGTATGGGAATGACAATGGCTGGGAGAACATGTACCTTGACCAGTTGGGCGGGATGTTGGAGGACAGGGATGGCGTGGTGGGGATCACGTGTTCGGGGGAGAGTGTGAACGTGGTCAGGGCATTGGGTTTGGCTGTGGCTCGGAACGTCATCACGATCGGTCTGACTGGCAGCGCGCTGGATAGCGGCATCAACAAAATGGGGTTGGACGTTCTCATCCACGCGCCCTATCCCGATATACGGGTGCAGGAGGATGTGCACCTGATGGTGTGCCATGCGATAGTGAGGGAGTTGCAGCGTGAAATGTAGTGCGAACATTCGGACGTGCCGGAACTGCGGCGAGAAGAACACGGAGAATTTGGAAAAGTGCGCCCACTGCGGCGGGGATATGAAGTGCCAGAACGAGGAAGTGGCTGGGTATGGGAAGTGTGTCAATCATGGCGGACCTGCGCCGTCGCGGAATTTCTATGGGATCGGGACGCTGAAAAACGGGAAGGCGTCGCGCTTTCAGGTGGTGAGGCTGGCGGCTCGGTACAATGAGATGCAGACGAACGGGCAGTTGCTTTCCAACCGCGCGTCGGTGGACATCCTGGATCACAGGATCAGGCAGTTGTTGGAGCGCGTGGATTTTGACGAAGCGCCCGACCGTCTAAAGAGGTTGAACGAACTGTGGCAGGAGTTCCAATCGGCGCGCAGGATGGCGAGGGAGGTGGATGCGGTTCAACTGGAGAAGCAGATCGACGACGAGTTCGAGAAGGTCTATCACGACTATGCCGCGTGGAAGCAGATATTTGAAGCGATGGATTTGCGCGGCAAGCAGGTGGAGCGGGAAGTGAAGGTCTTGAAGGAGATCAAGGCGATCATGACCGCGGAGGACGGCTACGAACTGGTGACGAAATTATTGGCGGCTACGATGCGGGTCGTTGGGGATGACCCAAGGAAAATGAAACAGGTGCAGTATGAATTCACAAGGATCATCGGAGAATCTGGTACAAACATTGTCGAGGGACATGGCGAAGATGTTGGGGGAGACGGCTCGTCAGATGGAGGAGAGGCGGGATTTGGTGACGTGGATCAAGAGGAATTTTTACATCCCGGAGACGAAGAATGATCCGAAACTCAAGGGCAGGATAGGACTCCAGCCGTACCAGGAGGATGCGCTGCGGGAGGCGTTGGCGGTGGATGAGAACGGGAACTTCAAGTACTCCATCATCGTGTGGTCTGACATCAAGAAAAGCGCGAAATCGACCATTGCGGCGGCGGTCAATCTTGCGCGCGCGTGGCACACGGAGTATGGGGAGTTCTATGTGGTGGCGAACGATTTGAAACAGGCGGACAGCCGCGTGGCGCATTACCTGAGACGGGCGGTGCAGTTGAGTCCGGGGCTGAAAAAGGAATGCCGCGTGGTCGGGTATCGCACGATGCTGCCGAACGGCGGATTCATCGAGGCGGTTCCCATTGACCCGTCCGGGGAGGCGGGAAGCAATGCCGACCAGATCACGTTCTCGGAACTGTGGGGCGCGAACGAAAAGGCGAAACAGCACATGTGGAGCGAAATGACGGTGCCCCCAACGAAATATGGAAGGTCGTTCCGATGGGTGGAGAGTTACGCCGGGTTTATCGAAGAGTCGAAATTGTTGTACTCGCTGTACGACCTTGGCGTGAACAAGGGCAGGATGTTGTGGACGGACAAGTTGTACCCTGTCACAGACGGGGAGCCTGCGCCGCTGGAGTTGTATGTCAACGACGATGCGGGGATGCTGTGCCTGTGGAACACGAAACCGAGATGCCCCTGGCAGTCTGCCGCGTATTACCGTTCGGAGGAGAAACTTCTTCTTCCGAACGAGTTCCAGCGCGTGCATCGCAACCAGTGGGTGTCATCGACCGAGACGTTCATCCCCATGGAGTTGTACGACCGCTGCAACCGCGCGAACGAATGGCCGCAGATCGACTTCCGCACGCACCCGATGGTGATCTCGGTGGACGCAGGCATATCGTCCGACACCTTTTCGGTCTGGATGGGATGCCGACATCCGGTGTACAAGGACGATGTGGTCAAGGTCTATTCGCGCAAGTGGGAGGCGAAGAAGGGCGTCATCGACTTTCAGGGCACGGCGGAGAATCCCGGTCCTGAAATGGAGATCCTGCGGCTCATCAAGGAATACAACGTCACATGGCTTACCTACGACCAGTATCAATTGCATGACATGATGCAGCGGCTCAAGAAGATGGGGCTGACCATCATCAAGAAATTCGGGCAGGAGAACCTGCGCCTGGTCTCCGACACGCAACTGCGGACGCTGGTGCGCGAACGCCGCTACTGGCACCGCGGAGAACCGGACGACCGCGAACACTTCCAGAATGCCAATGCGCTCATCAACAGCGAGAAGGACGACAATAAGTTGAGGATCGTCAAGCGTTCCGAAGATCTCAAGATCGACCTGGCAGTGGCGGCTTCGATGGGTTCGTATTATGTTCTGTATTTGAATCTCTAGTGTATAATGCCGTAAAGAGGAAGCATCATGAGCAAACGAAACGCAAGCCGCCCGCCTGTCACCGAACGCATCGAAGCGCCGAAGATCACGCGCGACAAGGATGGGAATGCCATCCTGAACTGTCCGTTCTGCGAACCGACCCATCCGCTCCGACCGGAGAACAATTCGTCCTGCGGAACCATCTTGCAGGTGCGCGCGGTGCAGACCATCTACCGCGCGAAGTACGATAAGCGGTTTGTGTGTGTCAAGTGCGGGAAGGGCGGAGACGAGATGGTCAGGTTCCAGAACGGATTCGTCCACACCCATGATTGCGCTCCGGGTGTGGTGACATTGGAACAGCCGCCGGAGTTTTCGAAGTTGGCGGAGCGCGTGTACAACAGCAGGTTCCGAAAAGCGATGGAAGCAATGTTCGGAGAGGTCGTGCCAGTATTGGAAGTGACGCCGGAAGGTGAAAAAACGGGCGTCACGCTGGGATACTTCTTCAAAAGAGGCAGGCATGGCAAACACACCTAGACTTTCCCCGGTCAACGAATTCCCCAAGGAAACCATCCAGCAGAGCGTTCAGGTGCCGCCCCCGTCCGATGTGGGCGCGGCTTCCGTGATGACGCTGACCCTGCAAATCGCTTCGGCGGCGGATACGATATACAGATGGGGAACGAACGTGGCGGGGCGCGACCGGCAGTTGCGGGAGTTCTGGCCGACCGAATCGTATCTGGCGGGAGCCGTGACGACCGTCGCCTTCCGCAACAGCGTGTTCGATTGGGAGATCCACGGCGAGAGCGAAAAGATCAACCAGGCTGTGACCGACATGTTGTTGGGATCGGTGGCCGGGGATATGATCGGATGGATTCCGTTCGTGCAGCGGTTCTCGCAGGATCTGTACACGCAGGACAACGGCGCATTCATCGAACTGGTGCGCGACCCCGGAATGGACGCCAACTCGAAATTCAAGGGGGCGATGGCACCGGTATTGGGGATTGCCAACCTGGACGCCGCCCAATGCACGCGCACAGGCAACGCGGAATACCCGGTGCTGTATGTGGATCGCAACGGACGCCAGCATAAACTCGCGTGGTGGCAGGTGATCGCCATGAGCGATTTCCCGTCTGCCAGCGAAAAGATGAACGGGGTCGGGTACTGCCCTGTGACACGCGCTTTGCGTCTGGCTCAGATCATGCGCTCGATAGCCTTGTTCAAAGATGAGGAAGTGAGCGGGCGCAACATCAAGCGCATCAACCTTGTGGGTGGCGTGGGCAACCAGCAGATACAGGATGCGGTCGCGCGCACGATGGAGAGCGCGGACAACAAGGGATTCTCCCGTTACATCGAACATGCGGTGCTGGCTTCCCTTGACCCGGAAAAACCCGTCTCGGTGGCGGAAGTCAACCTTGCCTCATTGCCGGAAGGGTTTGATTTCGACCAGGAAATGCAGTGGTACATCTCCGGTCTGGCGCTTGACTTCGGCGTGGATTACCAGGAGTTCGCGCCGCTGCCCGGCGGGAACATTGGCAGTGCGGCGCAGTCGATGGTGCTGCACCGCAAATCCAGCGGCAAGGGTCCGCGCACGTGGATGGACTCCATCTCCAATGCCTTCAAGGTGTACGGCGTCCTGCCGCGCGGCACAAAACTCGTGTTCAATGACAAGAACGAACAGGAGGAGTTGGAGAAGCAGGAAGTCCGCACGGCGGCTCTGGAGGAAGCGGCAATCGCGGCGCGCGCAAAGATTTTCCCGCGCAAGTTCATTGCCGAGGAGTTGGTCAGGCGCGGGTTGTATCCGTCCATTGATTCCATTCCCGAAGAATTCTGGGATGACGATGAGCAGATCGAAACGAGAAACCCGGTTGGACAGCGCGGGGGGAACACCATCCGCGAAGATGCGGGACGGGTTCCGAGCGATACAGAGAAATTGCGTGTGGCGGATCGTTTGAGAAAGTGGATCGGTATATGATAAACATCAAGATCGATCTTCCAAAAGTCGAGTTCGCCAAGAAGAAGTGGCTGGACAAGATCGCGACCGCACAAAGGCGCGAAGCCGTGCAGCGGTTGAAGAAACTGTTCGACCAGACCGCCTACGGCTGGAGCGAGAAACCGAAGATGGGTTGGGCGCAGACGAAATCTGCCGATAGCATTACGTTGTATGTGTACCCGACCGGAGCGGGAGCGGATGTGTGGAATTTGCTGAATGAAGGTTCTCCCCCGCACGATATTTTCCCGAAACGCCAAGGCGGAATGCTGCGCTTTCAGCCCGGATACCGACCTGCCACAACGCCCGGACAATTGCAAAGCCGCAGGAAGTATCGTTCTGGAAAGCACATCCGCGCTCCGCGTGTATCCCACCCCGGTTTCAAGCCGCGTCGCTTCACAGATTTGATCGCACAGCAATATGCCTTGCAGTTCGGAATGGACATGCAGGAGGCAGTGACCGAAGCGGCGAATATGTGACATTTGTCATGTTGACTTTTTGAAGGAATTTGGTAAGATAAAGGTGCTGGTGTTTTAGGCGTAGCCCCCCTCTACGGTTAGAATGCCAGCATTTTTACAAAACGGCTGGTCAGAGCCATATAAAATTGGGATTTCCGCTCATCTTGTCTGCTGACCCAGGTAAGTTGGGCGGTTTTCTATAGAGGATACAATGTCTTACACACAGAAAGATATTGAAAGGTTTTGGTCAAAGGTCAATAAGGAAATTTCTACAACCTTTTACAATGGAACTCGTTGCTGGGAATGGGTTGGCGGACACACTGAGAAGGGATACGGAAGGTTTGTGATGAGAGGGAGTATCCACAGATCGCATCGAACATCCTATCAATTAGAATTTGGTGAAATCCCAATTGGTTATTTTGTCTTACATCATTGCGACAATCCTAGTTGTGTAAACCCATACCATCTCTTTCTTGGAACAAACCAGGATAACGTAAATGACAGAAACATGAAAGGCAGACAGGCATCTGGAAATACCCATGGGAGTCGAACCCATCCAGAAAAGTTCGGCATAGTATGATAGAATAATTTTATCGGTTGTTTCTCCTCCGCCGTCGCGAGACAGGTGGAACTCCTTGACAGACCGCCATTTGAAACGTGGCGGTCTTTTTTTGTCAAGTGACATTCGTCCTGAATTTTGTGATACAATGCCGACAAGACAAAGGAAGGCTGCGATGGCAAACAGGAAACAGAAAACCGAAAAACGCCGCGAAGCGCGGATGCGCCAGACGTTGAAAAAACAGCACCGCGATAAAGAACTTGAGGTGCTGCTTGACGACGAAGAACTGGATTCCGAAGATGAAATCCTTGAAATTCAGGACGAAGAAGCGCTGGAGGGAGAGGAAGTCGAAGAAGCACCGCAGGAAGTGAAAAAGGAATACGAACCGTATTACGGTCCGACTTCTTGGGGTGAAGCGGAAGCCGAAGAACGCGCCCGCGAACAGGCGGAGGAAGTTATGGAAACCGCCTGGACTGCCGAACGACTCGTGCGCAACATCATCTATCGCGCTGACATGTCTCCCGAAGAAAAAGGAAACGCCATCGCAAACGTCGGCACCGGCTTCGGGGAGCGGGTGAAGTCCATCACGGCGGATACGATGAAGAAAGGGCACGACATGGATGTGCTGGAGATCAACGCCATGCTTGGCATCGACTCGCGGCACACACCGACCACCGAGAAGATCGGTGACTGGATTCGCAAGGCAGTTCTTTCCGAGCGTTCCCGCAAGCAACTCTCCGATGACGACTTTGCGCTGGTGTACGAAGTCGATGGCAAAAAGGTTCGCAAATATCCCATTCAGGACAAGGCGCATGTCCGCAATGCGCTTGCGCGTGCCGCCCAGATGATCGAAAAGGGCGGACAAGCCGCCGAGGACGCGCGCAAGGCGCTCCCGAAGATACGCGCCGCCGCAAAGAAGATGGGCATCGGCGTGGAGAAGTCCAGCGCCGTTGTGATCGAGAAGGACGCCAAGGGCGAATGGCGCGCCGTGTTGTGGCCGACCAACAATTTCAAGGATCGGGACGGTGAGATCATCGCAGACTCCGCCCATGCCGAATATGTTGAGTGGGTCAATAAGAACATGAGCCTTGCGCCCGTTTTTATGACCTGGCATGTTCCCGGAACAGCCCGCACGCACCCCATGGATTTTGTAGGCTATGAGAACGGCTTTATGATCGCATCCGCGCCATTGACCGAGAACGAAGCGGCGGCGATCTTGAAGATGCAGGCGCAGGTCGATCTGGGTCTGTCCATTGGCGGGTTCGCGCTGGAACGCGACAAGGAAAACCCGCTGGTCATTACGAAGTACCGAATGTATGAAGTGTCGGATTTACCGCTGGAGAGAGCGTCAAATCCGTTTACTGAGTTCCAAGTCTTTACGAAGGAGGCTGATGTGGACACGTTAGAATATCTCGCCGGTATCCTTGGCAATAAGGAGAAGGCACAGGAATATGTTGAGAAGGCTGGCATCAAGCAGGCTGCGTTGCGCAAGGCGGGTGTGGCGGAGAAGGAAGTTTCCGACCCCGCTCCCGAAGGCGAAGCGCCTCCTGCGGAAGAACCCAAGCCCGAAGCCGTTGCGTTGGATGATATTATCCAGCGCGTTGCCAAGGAATTTGGCATGGAGCAGTTGAGCGAAGAATTCGCGCTGCTCAAGGAAAAAGCCGACAAGGTGGAAGTCCTTGAAGGGCTGGTGAGGGAACTCGTCAAGTCCAATGAGGACAAACTGGCGGAGATGATCTCCCCGCCCGCCACCACGACCTTCGCCTGGATGCAGAAACGCGCATCCGAAAGCAAGGAAACCGTCCTTGACCCCGAAAAGGATGAGGACAAGAAACTCGCAAAATCAAAACCTGAATACTGGCTTTCCGAAGCCACCGGCACACAGCCTGTTCAGGTTCAATAAAGGAGGTGTCTCATGATGCCCAATTTACAAATGGATGGTACGGTCGATCCCGCAAAGGTCATGCAGGCGTTCGCTGAGATTGTCGCGAACCAGATGGGACCGATCCGAAAAACCGCCACCGGCAACCCTTCCGGTCCGTATGTTCACGGTCCGGGCGGCTTGTTCGGCGTTCGCGGTCTCTCCCGCGACATCATCTCGACCCATACGCAGTTTACCGGATCGCTCGGTGAACAACTGCCCATCGTGGCGTCGAACGAAACGACCCCGCTGTTCCGCTACATCACCGGCTTTGTCCGCAGTGACCAGCAGGAGAAGAACGCGGTCTGTGACGACCCCGAAGAAGCGGGCAACTTCAAGACCTGCATCCAGACCACCGTGTTTGGACGCAAGGAATTCAAGTCGCGCGAGTTCGAGATCAGCGGCACCGGCAAGGTCATCAACCGCGGTGAGTTCAACGATTTGCAGATCGTCAACAGCCCGCTGGTCAACCAGATGGGCGGATTGCTCCAGAACATCTTCCCAAGCGTGTCTGGCGACCAGGCGATCAAGGTCGGCAAGGAAATGCTCATCCGCATGATCGAGATCGGCGTTGCCTACCAGCGTTGGTTCTGCCCGCAGGTCTATACCGGCAATCCAGCCAACTCGTCCGAGGGCGGCGGCTACAAGGAGTTCATGGGTCTTGACCTGCTGATCTCCCGCACCAAGATCGACGCCGAGACCGGGCAAGCCTGCCCGTCCCTGTACAGCGATGTCAAGGACTTCAACTACAAGTCCATCGAAAGCACCGCCGAACCCGACATCTACCGCACGCTTTCCACCATGATGTACATCCTTGAGCGCAAGGCGATCCAGCAGAACCTCAACCCTGCCACCTTCGCGCTGGTGATGCGTTCGCAACTGTTCTGGGAACTGACCCGTTTCTGGCCGATCAAGTACAACACCGAAGGCGGCGGACTATCCCAGGCGGGTCTTGACAACCTGTTCATGGAAAATGTTCGGATGCGCGATGCAATGCGCGATGGACAATACCTGACCATCAACTCGAAGAATTACCGCGTCATCCTTGACGACTGCATCATGGAGGAGTACGGTGGAAGTGTGCCGCTCGGCGGCTACGCCAGCGACATCTACATCGTCCCGCTTTCCGCACGCGGCGGCGCGATCCGCACGATGTATTGGGAATACTTCGACTTCCGCACCAACGTTCTGCCCCAGATGCAGGGTCTCCCTGTGTGGTTCTGGTCGGACGACGGTGTGTTCCTGTGGACGATGGGCGCTCCGAAGAACTGGTGTCTGGATGTGTCCTCACAGGTTCAGCCGCGCATGATCCTGCGCACCCCGCAACTCGCGGGACGCTTGCAGAATGTCGTGTACATCCCGCTCCAGCACACGGATGACCCGCTGCCTTCGCAGCCCTACCACGTCAACGGTGGTGTCAAGACCGGTCGCCCGTTTGCCAGCCCGTTCAGTGAATACAACCTGAGCGGACCCGGCGTAGGCGCGTAACTCTCGACGCGAATAAGGATGGGAGTCCCTCAATGGGACTCCCATTTTTCTTGTCAAATATGACTTCCGTTGTATAATCGTGGTCAGGAGTAATGCGGGAAATAGGCCGCCCGCAAACGACAGTGCTTCCCTGTTCTCCTGACCACGACTATCTTACGGAAGCATGGAGGCAGCATGTTCACAGGTCAAAAGATTCTTATCACGGGGGGCGGCGGCACACTTGGCAGGGAGATCATCCGGCGCGCCAGCGAAAACGAGTGGGACTGTCATATCACCATCTTCTCAAGAGACGTGTTCAAGCACCACGCAGTCAAACGCATGTACCCGCATGTGCATTCCATTGTCGGGGATATAGGAGATGCGGTCACTGTCTATAACGCCATGGCTGGCAAGGATATTGTCATCCATGCGGCGGCGACCAAGGTCATCCCCGATAGCGAATGGCACTCCATCGACACCTTTGAAGTAAACGTGAGCGGGAGCGTGAACGTGTTGCAGGCGGCGGCGTATCACGGGACTCCGCAGGTCATTGGGATCTCAACGGACAAAGCCTGCCACCCCGCCAACGCCTATGGCTCGACCAAGCACCTGATGGAAAAGGCGTTTCAGGAGTTCTCCCGCTACGGATACCCGACACGTTTCGGATTGGTCAGGTATGGGAACGTGCTGGAAAGCAACGGCTCGGTCATTGAAGCATGGAAGCGGTTGATCGTCGCCGGACAACCCATCCGCATCACCGACCCGCAAATGACGCGGTTTTGGATCTCCCCGAAGCAGGCAGTACAGATCATCCTTGACTCCATCGCGGGGAACATTCCAAGCGGACACATCCTGATCCCCAAGATGAAGGCATTGTCGGTCGAGAAACTGGCGAAGTACACGCTGGACGACTACGAAACCGAACCCATCCCGATGCGACCCGGCGAGAAACTGCACGAAACCTTGCTGACGGTGGAGGAATGCGACTACGCCAAACAGACCGACGACTATTTCGTTTTGCGCCCGATGACGGATGGGATGGTCGAGACTCCGATCTTCACCCCATACACCAGTGATACCGCCCCTGAACTGACCGAACAGGAATTGGCGGAACTCCTGCGCAATGAGTGACCTGATCCCGCTTCTTCTGGCTGCGCTGGCGGGAGTCGTCCTTTTCCACACGGTTGCGCGCGCGTTCGCATGGAACTGGTGGTATTACAAGATATACCTTCGTTCGTTCCATTGGCGGCTGAAACGATGGATAAAACTGACCCAGCGGCGCGTCCTCAACCGCGGCATCGTCTCCTGCGAAAAATGCGGATCGAAGAAACGCATCATCATCCACCACATCACCTACAAACGATTATGGCGCGAAAGGCTTTCCGACCTGCAAGTTCTGTGCTGGAAATGTCATCGCCCAGGGAGCGGTAGAATATGAAACTTCCGAACATTGCAATCTTATTGCTGACCTACAAACGAACTCAAATGGCACTGCGGACGGTGGAGACCACCATCCAAAACCTGCATTACCAGAAGGAACTGCTTTCGTTCTATGTCGCTGACGATGGTTCGGATGTCACGCATGTTTCGGCAATCAACTCGAAAATACAAATGGCTGGCATGAACCTACTTGGATACCACAGTGAACGTCTGCGCCACCCCGGACAGGAAGATACCCACAACGCAGGGATCGGCTACAACAAAGGCTTGGGCATCTGCCACCAGCACACGGATTTTGTCCTTGTGCTTGAAGATGATTGGGAACTGGATGAGCGGCTCGATCTTGAGCGATACGTCAAGGTGATGCAGGAACGGGAGGAGATCGGCATTATGACTTTCCGCATTCTTTCCACCGGAGCGGATGTCCATACGGTCGGGCACAACGGCGAGATATTCCTGCGCTACGACCGCACCACGCAATACGCCTATTCCGGCAACCCCCACATCCGCCATGCGAGATACACAAAAGCCTATGGCTGGTTCGCGGAAGATCGCAACCCAGGCTTGATGGAACTGCACCAGGACGACCAGTACCGCCTTGCCGATGCGGGACCGGAAATCTGGCGACCGCTGGCGATCAGTCAGTGGGGCGCGTGGAAGCATATCGGCTCTGAAAAGACTTGGAAGTGAAACATGTTGATAACACGAACACCGCTTCGCATCTCCCTGATCGGCGGCGGCACGGACATGCCATCGTACTACACCAAGCGCCCCGGCGCGGTGCTGTCCTTCACCATCGACAAATACATTTATGTTTCGGTCAACCGTCATTTTGGCGGCGGGTTCCGCGTCGCCTACTCCAAGACGGAGAACGTGGAGCACATCGACCAGATCGAGCATGATCTGGTGCGGGAATCCCTTCGGCTGCACAATATAAAGGCGGGGCTGGAGATTTCGTCCATTGCCGACCTGCCGGGAAGCGGAACGGGCATGGGGTCGTCCAGCGCGTTCACCGTCGGCTTGCTCAAGGCGTTGGGGAAGGACGTTCCGGCGGGCACGCTTGCGGAACGCGCCTATACGGTGGAAGCCGAGAAGTGTTTCCACGCTGTCGGAAAGCAGGATCAATACGCGGCGGCGTATGGCGGCGTGAACTTCATCACCTTTGGGAAGAAGAACGTCAGCGTGAAGCCGTTGTATGTTTCAAAGGACTGGCGCGATGAGTTCGAGAGGAACGCACTTCTTCTCTGGACGGGTCGGACACGCGACGCCAGAGAGATACTGAAACGGCAGGACAAGTCGTTTCGGGACGGCGGAAATATCGTTTTGGGGGAACATCTTGCCCATCATGCGCACGTGTTCTATCAGGAGTTGATGGACGGCGCTTCGATGTGTCGGCTGGGGGAATTGATGAACCAGTCGTGGCTTCTCAAGCGCGTGTTGGTGGAAGGGATTGCCACGCCCGACATCGACAAATGGTATGAAGCGGCGCGGGCGCGCGGAGCGTTCGGCGGGAAACTGCTTGGCGCGGGCGGCGGCGGCTTTCTGTTCCTGCTTGCCGCGCCTGAATACCACAGGAGGATCATCGAAGCCACAGGGCTTCGGAAGGTCGATTTCAAAATCACAATGGAAGGTTCACAGGTGATCTATGCAGACTGATAATGACAAAAATACACTTGAAAGGCTTGTAAATGCGGCAGAAGAAGTCGCGAAAGCAATGGTGGAGGTTGGTAAGTCGGTAGCCATATCTTTAGATTTCATGTTCAAATATATCGCAGACCCAGAACTTCTTGACCGTGAATTAAGAAAAGAAAGACACCGAAAAAGATACCAGCGCATGATTGCCCGCGGAAAGGCGAAGCGATGAAACCAAAAATGCTCTTTGTTGATGACCGCACGAAACGTATCCACCATGCCTTGAATGTTTTTACAGAACACTACGATGTGACGATTGCCACCTGCGTTCCCGAAGCGTTGCGGTTGATGAGCGCGCAGGATTGGGATGTGGTCTCGCTCGACCACGACCTGAACGGGCACGATTTCCAAGACCCTGACACCCAGACCTGCGGGATGGAGATCGTGCGCTACATCCTGAAAACGGGCTGGGCATTGAACAGGAAGAAGCCTGAGTTTTGGGTACATTCCAGCAACCTGTTCGCCGCCAATTTGATGATCGTTTCGCTCAAAAAGGGCGGCCACGAAGCCTACTACAACCCGATCACCTACAAGGTCGAGAACATGCAGTACGACGAAAGAGGTCTGCCGAAATGAACAAAGTGCTCATCACCGGCGCGGCAGGGTTTATCGGATCGCACACCGCCTTGTATCTGGAGGCGCATCGGTATAAAGTCATCGCGTTGGACAACTTCTCGACCGGAAGGACGGAGAACTTGAAGGATTTTCGCGGGTCGGTGGAAGTGTGCGACATCATGGACTGGAAGATGCTGGAGACCGTGTTCAACCGTTTTCGCCCCGATTCCGTCATCCATCTGGCGGCGCAATCTGCCATCACGACCGCATGGGGAGACCCACAGCGGGATATGCAGGTCAACATCGCGGGAACGCTCAACCTGCTGATGCTTTCCAGAAAATACGACGTGAAACGGTTCGTGTTCTCGTCCACTGCCGCCGTCTATGGGAAGGGATTGCGCTTTTTCTCATCGGCGGAGTGGCATCCCTGCCAGCCCGATACGCCCTACGGGGTCAGTAAACTGGCGGCGGAACATTACATCCGCCTGTTCTTCCCGAATCACGTCATCCTGCGCTATGCCAACATCTACGGTCCGCGCCAGCGCCCCATCGGTGAAAATCAGGTGGTGGCGCGCGCCTTCGACCACTTCATCCATGGCGCGGATTTTTCGGTGGTGGGAGACGGCAGGCAGAAACGCGACTTTGTGTATGTCGGGGATGTTGCGTATGCAAATTATCTTGCCATGGCTGGCAACAAGAATGGAACGTTCAACGTAGCCAGCGGGAAAAGCAGTTCGGTCAATGAAGTGCTGCACGAGATCGAGAAGTATTACAGCGTGGAAGGATACCGCTGGACTCACACCGACAAACCCGATGAGCGCGGCAGTGTGTACATGGACAGCTCGAAGTTCCACAGGGAGTTTGGCAGGAAGCCGTCGCTTGACCTTGCGGCTGGAATCCAACTGACCGCCGAATGGTGGAGGGAAGGGAAATGAACGCCACTCTATTGCATGGCGACACAAAGGAAGTTTTGAAAGGATTGCCCGCAAATATGTTTCGTACCTGTGTCACATCCCCACCTTACTATGGGCTTAGGGACTATGGAACTGCGAAATGGAACGGCGGCGATCCGAACTGTAAGCATACAGTCGGGAGCGGAGACAACGACAACCTAAAGCCTGATGTGACGCGCCCCGAAAGAAACGGCGATAAAAGGCAGTTTTGCCAAAAATGTGGCGCAATCCGCATTGACAGTCAGATCGGACTCGAAGCCACACCGGAGCAGTATGTTGAAAATTTGGTGCATGTTTTCCGCGAAGTGTGGCGCGTTCTTGCTGACGACGGAACGCTCTGGCTGAACATTGGCGATAGTTATTGGGGCGGAAAAGGTCAATCATCTCAGGCGTGGTCAACGGAACATCAAGACCGTGACACCTTACAGAAAGCGCAACACCAAATTACTGGCAAGGGTGAAACACGCCCCACCGATGGAAGGCATCCGGTTATCAAACCCAAAGACCTGATCGGCATTCCCTGGATGATTGCCTTCGCGCTGCGTGCGGATGGATGGTATCTACGTTCTGAAATTATCTGGCACAAGAGAAACCCAATGCCTGAATCGGTTCGAGACAGACCCACAAAAGCACACGAACAGATTTTTCTTTTGTCGAAGTCAAAAAAATACTACTATGATTACAAGGCGATTCTCGAACCTGCAAACTATGATGGAAGAAAAGACACCATGATGAAGGGCAGTAAGAAGTATGCCAACGGTTTTGCGCCTGCTGATACAACCACTAATACTGTCCACGTGAAAGGTCATGAAAGATGGCGGTGGAAAAACTTGCAGGAAGATGGTCAGCGTCCACATACAATCCACGAGAAACGAGCAAAAGGATTGAAAGATGAAGTTTTTGCTGTGCGAAACAAACGTTCGGTCTGGACTGTCAGCACAAAGCCATTCAAGGGCGCTCACTTCGCGGTGTTCCCCCCAGACTTGATCCGCCCATGTATCCTTGCTGGAAGCGCAGAAGGCGACTATGTGCTTGACCCGTTCAACGGCAGCGGAACGACCGGTGTGGTCAGTCTCGAACACGGCAGAAATTACTACGGCATAGACCTGAATGAAGAATACCTTGAGATTTCGCGGAGTAGACTCGCGGGCGTTCAACTGAGAGGCATCGAATGAAAGTATTTATCTCCCGAAACGCTACGGATGGCATCCTGCGGGTGATCGAAGCGCAGGTGGAGCATCTGCCGCAGTTCGGCGTGGAGATCGCCAGCCACCCAGCAGAGGCGGATGTGGTCTGCACGCACGGCGCAGACAAGGGCGAATACGCCCCGAAGAACGTTCCCATCGTGAACATCAACCACGGCTTATACTGGAGCAGGCAGCCGTGGGGTGATGACTTCATGGATGTGAACCGCATGGTGGTGGAAGCGATGCAGGCGGCTGTGGCGCACACCGTCCCTTCCGAATGGGTGGGACGGGCAGTGCGGCGCGGCGGGTACTGGTATCCCGAAGTGGTTTATCATGGCGTGGACGCGGACAAGTTCATTCCCACGCCCGACCATGAGAATTACATCCTGTGGAACAAGGCACGTGCCGACTTCGTTTCAGATCCGCGCGATGTGCATCAACTATCGCTTGGAATGCCGAAACGCCAGTTCGTCTCGACCATCGGATATGCCCACTCGAACCTGCGTGTGGTGGGCATTCAACCCCATGCGAAGATGAAGGAACTGGTGTCGAGGGCGGGAGTATATCTCTCGACCGCGCGCGAAACATTCGGCATTGGCATTCTGGAAGCAATGGCGTATGGAATCCCCGTTGCGGGCTGGGATTGGGGCGGGAACTCCGAGATCGTCGTTCATGGACAGACCGGCTACCTTGCCCCGCCCGGTGATTTCAAGGCATTGGCGGAGTGTGTGGAACTGTGCTTCCGAGACCGGGAAACGCTCTCCAGAAACGCGCTGGCGGATGTGCGCGAACGCTGGGGTTGGGAATCGCGCATCGAACAATACGCAGGCATCTTCAAGCGTGTGCATGAGACATGGAATTCGCCCAAGCCGAAGGTTTCCGTGATCGTGACCGCCTATAAACTGGACAAGTACCTGCCTGCCTGCCTTGACTCCATTGCCCGGCAGACCTTTGCGGACTTTGAGTGCCTTGTGGTGGACGACGCCAGCCTGCCCTCCACGGAAAGGATCGTGAACGATTATGCCAAAAGAGATAAGCGTTTCAGTTACCATCCGACCCCGAATAACTTTGGGCTTCCGGGGGCTAGAAATTTCGGTCTATCACGTTCGCGTGGCGCATATGTTCGTCATGTGGATGCTGACGATTTTCTTGCCGATCATGCGCTGGAACTGGAGACGGCGGCGCTGGATGCGGACAGGAACGTTCACATTGTATATGGACATCTCGAAACAGTGCGCGAGGATGGAAGCCGCGTTCTACAAAACGGAGAACCCGTAAGGAGCGGCTGGCCGGAGCCTGAATTCAAGTGGAATTACCAGATGGCGCACCTGAACCAACTCCCTTCCTGTTCGATGGCACGGCGGGAAGTGTACGAACGCTCTGGCGGCTATCGGGAACGCATGAAGCGCAATGAAGATGCCGAATTTTGGTGCCGCGTGACTTCGCTCGGTTTTCGGGCGAAGAAGTTCACACAGGCTGTCACCTATTTTCATCGTGAACGCGGGGACTCGAAGGGCGCGACCGAATGGCAGACCGAAGGCGCAGAACCGGATTGGACGGCGTGGTTCCCGTGGAGATGGGGCGGACATGACTTTCAATCGGGCTGGGATGCCCTGCGGAAACGCGGCGATGTGCCGAGAAACATTCACCTTGTCCCGTTCGGAGCGCAGGGACCCGCGCCAAAACCGTTCAAGTTCTGGTACGTTCACGACTACGCCTACCCCGTGGTTTCGGTGATCGTGACGTGCGGACCGGGGCATAAACCCTACCTGATCGACGCGCTGGATTCCATCCAGGCACAGACCTACCCGGATTGGGAAGTGGTGGTGGTGAACGACACCGGCACAGATTGGGGCGCGGACATCATGGGCGCTCCATGGGCGAAGGTGGTTAGCACTGGCGGCAACCGAGGCGCTTCGGTAGCAAGAAACGAAGGAATAAAGCACATCTACCATGGAAGCCGGTACATTGTCTGGATGGATGCCGACGATTACTGGCTGCCGTGGTTTCTGGAGCGCATGGTGGCGCACGCGGAACACAACGACGGCGCGATCTTCTCCGATCTCATCATGCAGACCGAAGAAAAAACGTTCAAGATCAACAAGTATGCCGATTTTGCATCGGAGCGGGTGATCGGAACAATGCAATACCCCGGTTCGTCCGTGCTCTACCCGCGCAAGATCGTGGAAGCGATGGTCGAATACGAAGGCGGTTTTGATGAGAACGCGCCCGGAATGGAGGACTGGTTCTGGCAGGTCGGAGTCCACCATCTCGGATTTTGCGCTTATCGCATCCCGGAAGCCTTGTTCGTGTACAGGATGTATTCATCCACCAAACGCGAGACGGACTATGCTAGAATAGACGCAATCACCGGTTACATGGACAGGAAATATCCTGCCTATCGGAAAGGAGAGAAGAAGATCATGTGTGGATGCTCTGGAACCAAGAAACCGACTTCCCAAACCCCCGCAAGCCTGTTGGGGTCGTCCGGGAGTTTCGAGAACAATACGGTCAATGTCGATCCATCCAACCCGAACCAGATGGTGTCGGTGGAGTACATCGGGGATCAGGACTCGACCTTTACCATCAACTCGCGCGTGGCGCGTGATGTGCGCTACCGTTTTGGGAACAACCCGCATAACAAGGTCAAGAACGTGTTCATCGGGGATGTGGAATTCCTGCTCAGTCTCAACAATGCGGGACAACCCACCTTCCGCGTATTGAGCAATGTGGCTGTGGAGGAGACGAACGATCCAGCCGCGTTCCTGGCGGCGGCGGTTTCGTAAAGAAAAACACCCCGCATTTCGCGGGGTGTTCGTTTCTATCCGACTTCCTGTGCCTTGCCTGCGCCTTCCGGCAATGCCGAGTGCCACAGACTTGAGCCGAGCCAGGTCAGCGCGACCGTGAGCAGTTGAATCAGTTGCGCGTCGAGATTGGCAAACGCTTCAAATTCATCGAACACGGACACATCAAAACCATTCACGCCTGCGTATGAAACGATGAAGGCGAGAACGACAGAACCGGCACCGGTCGGCTGGAGGAACTTGAGAAAGCCGACGCTCTTGAAGGCGAAGCGCAGGACGATCTTGAGCAGTTCGGTTCCGCGTTCCACACCGAGGGAGATCGCGCCGACGATCACCAGCACAACGGCGACACTGGAAATGGTGGTGACGATTTCGTTATCGGGCGCGAAGGCTCCGGCGACAACCGCCAGAAGCAACAAGCCGACAACGAGTTTGAGAACATCTTCTTTGGACATGGGAAACTCCTTTCGTTTCTGGCATTATACCCGAATTGGGGTACAATTTTGCCATGTTCACCATCCCTGAAATTCTGATCTATTTCTTTGCCGTGTGGCGCGTTTCGTCCCTGTTCGTGCGGGAGGACGGTCCGGGTTTCCTTTTCAGGAAACTGCGCGAGAAGGCGGGTATTGTGCATGACGGCGACGAAGTGGCGCTTGTGCCGGATACATTCCTTGCCGGGGTACTTTCGTGCGTTTGGTGCTTTTCGATATGGGTGGGTTTCTTTTGGACGATGCTATGGCTTGTTTCCCCTGAATGGTCTTTGAAGATCGCCGTTCCGTTTGCTTTTAGCGGATGGGCTGTGTTGCTGGACAGGATAATCCGACCGTAAGTGTGCCTAACGGTTATGCGTTAGGCGCGGTGGCGTCACAAAAATAACATTTGATTGCCATCGCGTGATTTTCATGCGAACAACTCGGACAAGCCCACGGCGTAGCCACCGTCGCCTGCACGCTTTGTTGGGCGGCTTGCCATGCCATAAAAGCGATTTGCTCAACATCCATTTCGCCGCTATAAAATTCGTCTCGATGTTTCTCGAACCATTCTGTAAATTCTTTATCCATGTAATGATTCCTTTCTGTTGAGCAGTCCGCCCAACGGGTTATGCTTTAGTGGCGGTGCGGACGACCACATCACACACTAAGCAGACCGATTGCCCAATTGAGTCTTTACGCTGGTGGGGATGCGTACAAGCACCGTCCACTGCAAGCATGTGTTCTACGGCTTCAACGGCTTGGCGAATCTCTGCCAACGAACACCACTCAACCGTCGTCCTCTCCATCTTCAAGGACGACAACACATTTCACTTTACCGCCTATGTTGGGTACAATTTTCCCAAATTCAGTAAACATTATTTGCTCCGAGCCGTAGAACGGTTTACGCTTTACCTGCGGCGGGCAAAGACTCTTGTCCGCTCTGGTCGCCAGCCTGCCCGCCGTCAGCGTGCAAGCGTGGGTTAGCCTGCTTCTTCGGGGTACGCAACCCACAAGTAAGGCAGGTGTAGTATTTGCGCCCACGAGTGTGCAACTTCCACTCGCCACATTTCGGGCATAACTTTTGTGCTTGATTGTAGTAAGGTCTTTTTTCCATCGTTTCTCCAAGAGCAGGCTAACGGTCTTGCGTTAGCGGCGAGTGCCACAATGGGCACAAATGCGCCACGTAGAACCTTGATAAAACTCATGCTTGCCATCAGACGAGTTTGGGCACTCGTCCGCTGCACGCTTTGTTGGACGGCGTGACGGCAGGCGATGCCACATAATTTCAATCGCACCAATTTGCCAGTGAAGCCAATTGTAGAAGTTGAATTTCAACCACTGGCGCGGAGATTTCCAAACCGAGATACTTAGGCTACGAATATCGAAAACAAAGCGAGCCTTCAAGTTGTGAAATTGAGTTGTTACATAACCCATGATTTACCTTCTTTCTGATTAGGGCAAAGCCGCCCAACTATTGTTTATCCTACAAGGGCATACCGACCAGCACGCCCTTATCCAAATAATTTTGCACACTTCCGTACAGTGAAATAATTGCAGCCTCACGGTTTGGCTCCAACTTCCAACTTCCGCGTCGCGTTTTCTTCGCAGGTGGCTTGACCTGATACGGATCGCAAGTCCTTTGTCCGCCGAAATAGCGGACTGCCCATTTTCCGCATCCGTTCCGGCATTCGGCAAGCGCCTCCCTGCTTTTTGACCACTTTGCCCAGCGAGCAGACCATCTGCGAAAGTTCAACGGACTATTGCATTTTGGGCAACAGAGGTTCTCTTTTACGATCTTCATACTGAAAATATAGCATGGTGGGACTGAAAATTCCAGTGACGAATGTCACCTTGTCGCCACCTGTTCGTGGATTGCTTCGATGCTGGCGGTTTCGACCTTTGGCTTTTCCCCCAGCGTGAAGATGACGGTCACTTTGTAATGGGTGTTTTTCAGGATGCGCGTCAACTCGCCGATCTTCTGTTCCTGTTCCAACTGTTTTTTTGTGGCGGATTCTGCGATCTCCAGCGCATTTTTCGCAGCCTCCATGCCATCCTTGAAGTTTTGCGGACCGACACGCTTGCTTTGCACCCGGAAAAGAAGGTAGGCGGTCAGGAAACTGATACCACTGCTGATGAGAATTCCTAATAGTGTGAGAATTTCAGGACTCAAAGTTCCCTCCCGGAGCGAAGGATGATGGCATTCCAGACATTTAGGACAAAGAACAAATACAGGAGGAGGTAGCGGACGTAGTATTGGCGCTCTGCCGACCCTATTTCTGGATTCCATGTAAAATACGCATAGATGATCCCGAACGTGACCAGGGCTGGCGCGATCAGGCTGACCCCGACCTGAAAAAGCCATAGCATTGACGAACGTGTAAGGAGCGGCAATTTCCGAAACGAGAAAAAGAACAGCACCCCCGCAGAGACGGACAGGGCGGACAACCAGAAGGGAGGGATCAGCAGGTGCATTGCGGAATCTTACCACCATTTTTGTGATAAAATGCCAAGTAAGATGGATCTTCCAGACAACTGCCCAAACTGCAACCAGATTAATATGGTGGATTGGGAGCGACTGGAGACAAGGCCGGTCTCCGCCCTGTATGTTGTTCTGGGATACCATTGCAAAGCATGTGGATGTTGGAAGCCATGCACGTATTCCACCCGTCAACTCGACGGGAACTTGCGCAGGTTGATCCTGATGCGCCCTGACCATCCTTCGTTCTATTACCATCTTGTGAAGGCGGTTCGGCGGGCAGAGGAAATTCAGCGGCGCGGGAGAGAACTGGATGGCTCGATCCAACATCGTGACGTGGCTTCCGCTGGACGAATGGGCTAGTATTATCGGCGTATCCCCATTATCGTTCAACCAACTCCACTCCCAAACATTCAACCAGAATACCGTGTGCGGCGAGATCTTCTTCCAGCACGCATGGCAGCACTCCGACCGCGTTGGACGTGACGATATTGCCATGGCGATCCAGCAGGCGGAACAGGAGATCGCGCGCGAAGTCGGGTTCAACCTTGTGCCGGACTGGACTTCCGAGGAGCGCTTATCGTATCCGCGACCCGCCCACCCTGAACTCTATGGAGCCGGACTGAATGTGCGCGGGCAGGGGAAATCCGTTGAACTTCGCAAGGGGATGGTCATATCGGGCGGCGTGAAGGCAAAGGCGGTCATCCAGGCGGGCGCGGCGGTTGTGAGAACCGACCAGGATACCGATGGGTATGCAGAGACCTGCACCGTCACCGTTCCCACCAGCGTTACCGACATCAACGAAATCCGAGCCTACTACCCCGCCAGAAACGCGCAGGACGGGTGGGAGATCAAGCCCATCGAAGTGTCGCTTTCGGGCGGGAACGCGGTCGTCACCTTCAAGGCGTGGCAGATCGTGGCGGGCAATCAACAGGAGTCTTTCAACGCGCAGCCATTGGACGCGGACAACCCTGCATCCTATGAAACGACCGTTGACATCTACCGTGTGTACAACGACCCCGCGACACAGGCGCAACTCATCTGGGAAAACCACCCGAACTGTTGCGGAACCTGCGAAGCGTGCCTGCTTTCCACGCAGGCGGCTTGTTTTCATCTGCGTGATGCCCGCATGGGGTTTGCCGTTCCGACCCCCGCTTCATGGGACTCGGCTTCCGGGTCGTTCCGCCAGCAGAACTTCTCCGCCTGCCGCGAACCCGACCAGGTGCGCTTCTGGTACTGGAGCGGCTATGAGGACATGACGGTCAGCCGCCCGAAGGTGGAGATGTCTCCCTATTGGAAATACGCCGTTGCCTACTTTGCGGCATCGAAGTTCGAGCGCCCTGTGTGCGGCTGTTCCAACGTGAACCAATTCATCGAACGCTGGCGGCGGGATGCGGCGTATTCATCGCAGGAAGAAGGCGGTTTCACCGTCACGGCGGAGATCGCCGCCAACCGTCTCGGCACGTCCACCGGCGCATTGTACGCATGGCGGCGGATTCAGCAACTCGGCGTGCGAGTGAACAAATAAAGGAGAACCATGGAAACAGGCGAAGTCACCGAGAACGGAAGAAAGTATCTGGCACACATCTCGCCCGACGAACAGGCAGGCGCGTATATCATCATCGGACCGCCGAACGTGGTGGACGAACTCGGATTGCCGGAACCGTTCGCCACGAGATTGCACAATATTTTGTATGAACGCGGCATCCTGACCGCGAAGGATGCAAGCCGCCCGAACGTGATCGTGGGCGCATTGCAGGCTGCGTTGCAAGTGGACGCTCAGGTTATTGTCGAAAAATATTTCCAGTTAGAAAAGGAAACCGTATAGGAGGTTTACCATGACCGATCTAAAAGCATTGAGCGCAACATCAACAAGGGTGTGGTACGTCGAGGGCGGCGTCCATCCATCCCGCGCGCCGAAGTATCTCGCCTATGGGAAATTCGGGGATGACCCGACCAAGAACATTGGTGAGGAAACCCGCATCACCGTTCCGTCACCCACATCGTTCGGGAAGGACGAAACGGCGGGAACGCTGCCCGGCGAAGAAGAACGCGCCACATTTGGCATTGCGGTGCGTTCGACCAAGCAGAAGTCCATCCTGCAAGGCTGGAAGAACAAACGCTGCCGCGTGGACTTCTTTGCGTTGATGGGCGAATGCGGCAACCCGCAGGACTTTACCGAAGGCGGCGAGAAGTGGGTGTATTTCCCCGATGGGAAAATCTCATCCTTCTCCTACGAGAACTTCGGAGCGTTCGGCAGGGACGAGAACAGCCCCTTGAACGAAATGGTGGACGCCACCAGTGAGGACTTCTACGAGTTCCTGTACATGCGTCAGGATCAGATCGGCGCTTCCGCAACGATTCGGGAGATCTACACCGTGGACGTTGACACCGGCGACGACTGCGAGAACTGCCCGGATGTCGGCTCGAAGGTGTTCCTGAGCATGGCAGGCGCTTCCGCCACCCCCGGCACGCCGCCCAGCCTGCTGTTCTCCAATGACAGCGGCAATACGTGGGACACCGACACCATTTCCGCCCTGTTCTCGAACGAGAATATTGTGGACGGGCACGTCATCGGCGGACTGTTGCTGCTGTTATCCAACACCGCAGGCGGCTACGTCTGGACGCGCGTTTCAGAGATCTTCGAGGGCGTGAACACATGGCAGCGCGTGGTGAGCGGTTTCGTGAATTCCCACCAGCCGAACGCCTTTGCCTTTGCGGACGTGAACAATGCGTGGATCGTCGGCAACGGCGGCTACGTGTACTTCTCGGACAACATCAAATCCGGCGTGACCGTTCAGGATGCCGGTGTTGCCACCACCCAGCACCTGCGTTCCGTCCACGCCCATTCGTCCCTGTTCGCGCTGGCGGTCGGCGATGCGAATGCCGTCATCTACACGTCCAACGGCGGAAGCACCTGGGAAGCCGTGACGGGTCCTGCTGTGGGCATCAACCTGTCGTCCTGCTGGATGTGGGATGAGAACACCTGGCTGGTCGGTGAAGGCAGCGGCGGCAACGGCAAACTGTGGTACACGATGGACCGCGGCGTGACGTGGAGCCAGATCGGTTTGCCCGCCACATACAACCGCATCGACAAGATCAAGTTCGTCTCCGAAGCGGAAGGGTACATCTCCGCGCGCGGCGGCGGGCAGTCGTACATCCTGCGCACCAAGACCGGCGGCAACAAATGGACGGTGCTGCCCGATGGGAAAAAGGGCGTGGCTGTCGCCAACTCGTACCTTTCCGACATCGCTGTGACCACCCACTACGGCAACCTTGCCTATGCCGCAGGACTGGCGCAGAACGGAACCGCTGGCATTGCCCTGCGCATGAGCGGATAAACTGGAAGCAGATCATTAGGAAGCAGAGGAAGCAATGAGCGTTACAAAAACAGACAAAGCCATCGCGAAGGCGGTGGACACCCATGGACAGGCGGCTGACAACGAGATCCGCCTGTCCAGCGGGGTGATCCTGACGGCACAGCAGGCAAACCCGAATGTGTTGATCCGCATCATGACCGCCGTCCCGCGCCCGCACCCGCCGACCTACTACGACGAAATGATGGGCAAGGTGATGGAAAACCCCGACCACCCTGACTATAAAAAGCAGGTGGAAGCGTGGGAGATGCAATACAACAACGGGATGCTCAACGCGCTGGTCGGGCTGGGAACGAAACTCAAGAGCAAGCCGAAAGGGATGCCCGGACCGGACGATCCTTCGTGGCTTGAGGATTACAAGGCGTTTGGATTGCCCGTGGTGGCGGACTCGAAGGCATGGCGGTACATTGCATGGGTTTTGTTTCTCGCCGCCCCGACCGACAAGGATACGCAGTTGATCGCGGAGAAGGTGCGCTCCCTTTCGGGCGTAAAGGAGGAGGACGTGCAGGCTGCGGAATCCTTTCCTGATGGTGACGATCCCGAAGGGAACGGTGCATGAGTCTGTTACGAAAGCGGAATTGACTCACAGTGTTGCGACCGGCATCCGCTGGGGCGCGCTTGGGACCGGCATGGTGCCGGTCTTTGAGGAGACATCCGCGCGGATCGAAAAACATTTGACGCTTGGGCAATGGGCGGCGCTTGACCCGATGGAAAAGGCGCTCATCATTGCCCAGCGTAGAATCGATAATGCCATTCGCAACATCCAGAACGAAGCGGAAATGCGGGCGGCGAAGAAAAGGAAATAATGGCAGCAGCGGCGTTGGGAAAGATCGGTGTGCAAGCGGTCGTGGCCGGACTCTCCAGTTTTCTTGGAGACATGGGCAAGGTCGATTCCAGCATCAAGAAACTAATATCCCCCACCAACATCCTCGGAGGAACTTTTTCGTGGCTGGGCGGGGTTGTTTCGGGCGTCGTGGGAGGTGCGCTGCGTACCCTTGAATACGCATTGGGGAGCCTGCTGGCGAGTGCCATTCAGAGCGTCGTCAAGTGGCTGAAAGAAATGGGGGCTGGCGTTCTTGAGTCTGCCGATTCGTTCCAGAAACTCGAAATTCGTTTGCAGCGGTTGAACTTCAACACCCTGCGCGACAGCGGTCTGGAATACAACGACGCCATGACGGAAGCCATCCGCCTGACGAAGGAACAGATCGACTGGACGATCCGGCTCGGCGCACAAACCCCATACGACGCAAGGGACATTGCCGACATCTACACGCTGGCACGCGGGTATGGGTTCACCGCCGAAGAAGCCAAAGGGTTGACCGAGTCGGTGGTTGACTTCACGGCAGGCATGGGTCTGACCAACGTCGAACTGGAGCGCGTCATCATCAACTTTGGTCAGTTGCGGCAGCAGGGCAAGTTGAACTCACAGGACTTGCGCGACCTTGCACGCGGCGCGTTCGTGCCGATCAACAAGATCCTTGAGATCACCGCCGAAAAACTCGGCATTACGGTCGAAGAATTCAACAAACTCAAGCAAGCCGGAAAACTTACCGGCGATGCCGTGGACATCTTCCGCCAGTCGTTTGAGGAGTTCGTGGGGGCGAACTTTGAAGGCGCGGCGATTGCGCTGGGAAATGTGTTCAGCGTGGCGCGTCAGAACGTGGAAGGGTTGATCCGCGACATGCTCGGCATGTACGTCGTTGGACCCGTGCTGTTCACGATAGGCTCGTATGTCCAGTCGTTGACGGACACCATCACGGACAACGACGAACGCTGGAACATCCTGACCGAATCGCTGAAACGCATTGGCGCATCGGCGGTCAACATCATCAACCGCATTCTCGAAATGTCCGCCACGGGGGAGGAATTTGCAGACGCCTTTGTGGAAGGTTTGGACAACATCGCTTCGTGGCTGGAAACGAACGAAGATGCCATTGTGCAGTGGGTTCAGGATGCCGTCAAATGGCTCAAGGACGAACTGCTGCCTGCCATCACACAGGTATGGGGCTGGCTGTTCGGGACAAGCGCGGAGGAGGGCGCGATCCAGAAATTCGGGGCGTGGCTCAAGAACGACCTGGTGCCATGGGTGGAAGGGACAGCAATGCCGATCTTCCGCGACCTGATCGACCTGTTGACCGGAAAATTTGAAGTTGAAAACGCAGAATCGCCGCTGGCTGGCGTGATCGACATCATTGCCGCCATCACGGAAAACCTGCCGGTGGCTCAGGAACTTCTCGGAGCGTTCGGGGAGGTTCTTGGCGCGGCATTTGGAACGGACGAATCGCAATCCTTTGCCGACTGGATACGGAATGACCTTGCCCCGATGTTGTCGGAGTTGGCGCAATTTATAAAGGACAACAAGGAAACTTTCGCCGGTTTCTTGAAGTTCCTGATCGGACTGGAGATTGCCGGGTCTGTCGTTGCTGGATTAGCATCTCTTGTTATAACAATTATTGGAGTTGGGGTGGCAGTTGCCGGTCTGATCGCATTGGTAGCCAATCCGATTGGCGCTCTGATCTTTACAATCGGCATCCTGATTTACGTTTGGAATCAGGGTAAAGACCAGATCAAGGTGACATTGGAACAGTTGGGATTCATCATCGGGTACTACACCATCATGTTTTTTCAGAAGATTTCCGATTGGGCGGCGAATACGAAGAGTAAAATTGATGAGTGGATCAGCAACACTCTGACTGCCATTCGGACATGGGGATCGAATGTCTGGCAGAGTATTGTGGATTTTTTTACGAAGATATGGGTTTCCATTGGGGAACGATTAGATCGTGTGAAACAAACCGTATCCGAGAAATTTGCGCAAGTAAAGAGCACTATTGAAAATATAAGTTGGTCTGAGATAGGCAGAAATGCCATTCAAGGGATCATAGATGGTATCACCGGAATGATCGGCAGCCTGATTAGTGCCGCAAAAAACGCAGCACTGGAGGCGTATAACGCCGCCAAGGATGCGCTTCTATCACGATCTCCATCCAGGCTATTTATGAATCTTGGAGAATTTACAATGGAAGGAATGGCTCTAGGCATCACAAATGCTGCCGGTCAGGCCGCGAAAGCAATGACGAATGCCATGCAATCTGTGACGATTCCTGCGCTCCAGAGTGCGCAGATCGCCATGAGCGCCATGCCGACGAACTCGGTGACGAACAACACGTCGAACCAGTACAATTTGAACATCCACACATCCGCGCCGACGGAGAATATCATTCAGGACTTTGATATGCTTGCGTCCCTGTCCGGTTAGAGAGCATAAAAATGGCTGAACTCAAAATTCTCATCCCCGATGGGACAACCAATTACATCATCAACCCCAGCCTGCGCTTTGATACAAGCGGCTGGAGTTCCACCGGCGCGACCATTTCGCGGTCGCTGGATGCGGCTCGTTTCGGGATCGCTTCGCTGAAAGTGCAGACCGGCGGGAGCGCCCTGCGCGAAGGCGCATACTACCGCGTGAGCAACCTGACGGGCGTATCCGACCCGTTGACCGTTTCCGCCTATGTGATGGGAACGGGAACGGTGCGCATCCGCCTGACGGACTTTGGCGGCGGAGAATGGGCTTCGCGCCCTGTGCAGTTGCGGGCGAACCGCTGGACGCGGCTGGAAGTTTCGGGGCGCATTACCGGCTCGGACGATGTGCGGTTGTACGTGGAGACCGCCAGGAATTCCGCGCAGTCGGTCGAGTTCTTCGTGGACGGGGCACAAATGGAACGCAAGGCGTATGCCACCACCTACTGCGACGGCGACCAGCCCGGATGCCGCTGGAACATCATCGAACACGGCAGCATCTCCACCCGTCCCGACACAACGCGCGCGGGCGGGCGATGGGTGAAACTGGCGGGCACGGAACGGTACGAACCGAACCTGTACTTCACTGTGGCGGGCGGATTGGGAATGCCGCCCATCTCGATGAACACGCAGTCGTATGCGCTTGTGCCCGGCGCTTTCTTTCAGGGCACAAAGATACATTCGCGCCAGGTCACATTCACCTTCCACGCCAAGAACAAATCAACACTGGAAGGATGCGAAGCCGCCCTTGCGGAACTCCACCGGCTACGGCAGTTCCTTTTGGATCTGGTCAAACCAGACCGCACCGCGGGCGATGAGGAATTCTGGCTGGAGTACCGCGACGGCGACATCCCGATCCGCTTTTCGGCGCGGTATGAAGCGGGACTGGAAGGCGAATGGGACATCCGCAACCAGTGGTCGAACTCCTTCCCATTGCGGCTGTTGGCGGTCTCCCCGATGCTGGTGGAGGACGACCAGCAGGTGAAACAACTCGGCTTCCGAGACGATTCGGCAGCCAATTACATCCTGCAACGCAAGGATGGGCAGTGGTCTGGCATGAACGGCGGCATGGATACCAACGTGAACGGCATGACGCTTGGACCGCGCGGGGAATTGATCGCAGTGGGAGGCTTTACGATAGCCAACAACGCTGCGGACGCCATTGACCCGTTTCTGGAAGTGAACCGTATTGCATGGTGGGACGGCGAGAAATGGAACGCCTACGGAAGCGGCGCGAATGGAGATATTTTCGGAGTTTCGGTAGCGCCCAACGGGTACATCTATGTCACCGGCGATTTCACGTCCATTGGCGGAGTGCCTGCCAACTATGCCGCATATTGGGACGGGAGTGCCTGGAACGCCATGGGGACTGGTTTGAACGCCCCCGGCTACGCGGTTTTTGCCGCATCGGACGGCAGTGTTTATTTCGGCGGCGGGTTCACAGAAGCGGGCGGCGTGGCGGCGTATTACTGCGCGCGCTGGACCGGCGGCTGGAACGCCATCGGGGCGCAGGACGGGCTGAATGATGTAGTCCTTACCATTACCGCCACCCCGAACGCGGCGCAGGTGTTCTTCGGCGGAATATTCACGGACGAGAACAACAACCCCGGCATCTCCCCTTTCAACTATGTGGCGGAATATGACCCGACCCGCAATGAGTTCTACCCGCTGGGGGTGGGGTTCGATTCGGTGGTCACAAAATTGATCGCCGCGCCGTCCGGCAGGTTGTATGCCGCTGGCGCGTTCACGGGATCAAGCGACACGCAACTGGTGTTTCTCTACACCGCCTACTGGAACGGCGCGGCGTGGTTTTCGTATGGAAGCGGGGCGGATAACACGGTTTGGACGTTTGACATCGACTCGCTTGGAAACATCCTTCTTGGCGGGTACTTTACGCGCATCGGCTCGGACTCGACGGCTTTTGCCGCCCTGTGGAACGGCAGTGATTACGTCTCGTTGGATGTGGAACTCGATGGGGCATCTGAGGCAGTTCTATTCGGCTTGAACGGCGACATCTATCTGGCGCAAACGGCAGACACCGCACGCTGGGCGCGCAGGACGACGGTGAACAACATCGGCAGTGCCAGTGCATCTCCGCGCATTTACATCAAGGGACCCGCCACGCTGCGCTGGGTGGAGAACCAGACCACAAAGAAGCGCGTGTATGCCGACCTGACGGTGGACGAGAACGAAGAGGTCATCCTGGATTTTTCGCAGGCGACCATCCGCAGCAACATTCGCGGGAACATCGTCTGGGGCATCAGTCCGGGGTCGGACATCAAATCGTGGACTCTGGTTCCGGGGGAGAACGTGATCGCCGCGATGCTGTTGGATGACATCGGCGCGCAAATGCAGATCGCCTACACCGTAACGCACTGGTCTGTGGACGCCACCGCGAGGGCGAAGTGACATCCACGTACAAGTTCATCCTGACCGACGACCGCGGGCAGCAGATCGCGGATTTGCAGAAGATCGCGTTCTTCTCGTACTCGCGCCCCACTGCCGGATACGGCACGCTCCAGGTCGGCTTTCCTTACGACGACTTCATCCCGCAGGTCTTTCCCGTGTTCCAACCGGACAGGCGCGTGGAAGTGTGGCGCTCGGCTGGTTTTGGAGTCCCGCTGCGGCTGGAGGGGATATTCCTTTTGCGGCGTGTGAACATCTATACGCGCACGACCGACGGTGTGAAGATGATCGTGTTCTATGGCAGGGATGCCAAAGACCTGCTTCGGCGGCGGTACATCATTCAGGCGGCGGGTTTCCCGCAGACCTTGAAGGAAGATTACATTGACGACATGATGAAGGAGATCGTGCGGGAACAAATGCTGTGGGGGGAAGCGTTGGACGTGGACGGCGTGGTGGATAACTCCAGAGCCTTCCCGCAGGAAGAATTCACCGTGCAGGGCGAGATGTCGCTTGGGTCGTTCATCCCCGCCACGTTCGCAGACCGGAACGTACTGGACACCATCAAGGAACTGCACGAAGCCAGCCTGCAACTCTACGAGAGCGACCCACTGACCCACCGGCGCATTTACTTCGATGTCGTCCCGAACGATATTGAATACAGAGTTCAATATCTTCTTGCGGAGGACGACGATGATGGTGTGATCCAGACGGAGGACGGAACACCCATGCTGCTTGAAGAATCAGACTTGGAAAATAAAACCATCCACGGCTTCCAATTCGTGACCATCCCCGACCTGCGCGGAACCGACCGGACACTTGACTCTGTCATCTTTTCGGTTGAAAATGGGAACATGACCGCGCCAAACTATGTGCTCAACCATTTTGAAGAAGAAAACGCCGCCATCGTGAAAGGCTTTGGGCGCGGCGATTCGCGGGCATGGGATGAAGTGCTGGTGACGGAACGCATTGGCGCATCCCGCTGGAACCGTTGCGAGACCTTTGTGGACGCATCGACGGAGCCGGATCAGGACAGGCTTGCGGATTATACCTACCCACAACTTCACAAGAAACGCCCGACCGAGGAGATCGACTGCACCTTCCTGAACGTGCCGGGCGGTCCGAACTCCCCGCGCTCCCTGTATGGCGTGGATTGGGATATGGGCGACCTGCTGCCGGTGGAGTATGCCGGGCGGCGGTACAATGTGGAAGTGGCGGTGGTGTACGTGGCGGTGAACGAAGATGGCGTGGAGACCATTACCGGACGGAACACCATTTCAGGAGGCGACCAGGAATGAACGTGAACCAAACCCTACTGAGGCTTGTCAAGGATGTCAACGACATCAAGGCGGCGTTGAGGAATGTTGTCACGAACCTGCCGCTCTATGACATTGCGAACGAGAACAGCCCCGCAGCCCTTTCGACCGATCAGAACAACTATGTGCCGGGGAACTATGACATCCTGCGCATCAACGCGACCGCAGACATCACCATCACCGGCTTTGCCGGGGGCGTGAAGGGCAGGTTTTTGGAGATCCTCAACGTCGGCAACGGGCGCATTACCTATGTGGACGGCAGTACATCATCGCTGCCTGCCAACCGTTTCAACCTGCCGTATGATAACAACGTCACACAACTCCCTAATGCGCGGGTGCGTTTTTACTACGACTCCACCCAGGAACGATGGACGCTTTCGGATGCGCCGAACATTCAGGGAGAGTTCGGAAGGTTTTCCATTCTTGCAAGCAGCACCTTTCCAATTCTTCAAACTGTTTCATTTGATACATATACAAAATTGCAACCAGATGTCATCCTCACGGACGAATGGGGTTATTGGGACTCTACAAACAAGAAGTTTGTCATTCCTTCTGGAGAGAGTGGACTGTATGTAATTTCTATAAACTTCACCTTCACGGCGGTTACTTCCGGCACAAACTATATGCTGTCTGTATATCCCATCATAAACGCGACCGGATCTCCACCGACCGGCGGATATATAAATTATCACAGTGCAAGCGGAAATAATCTGAATAGTTATTTTGGGACCGTGAATTTGTCTTATTACACCCTCCTTGAGGGAGGAGATGATGTGACCGTGTATATCTATCACAATCTTGTTGCTGGTGTGAATATTGCAGTCTCATCGACTACGACCCCGGTTCTGATATTGAACAAGGCGACATAAGGTGACGTGATGAAAATAAAAATTGTACTCTCTGCCGTCCTGATTTTGCTCACGTCCGCCTTTGTGCTGTCGCCCATCCCGCCTGCCGGAAAACAAGGCGCGTACAACACCTTCTCCGGCGCGATATGGTGCGAAAAGGAATCCGTCTGCATCCATGAGGTCGCGCACAAACTTGACCACGAAGGCGGCTGGATCAGCAGGTCGAAGGAATTCACACTGACGGTGCAGTCGTATCTCATTGTGGAGTTTGGAAAAGAACACGCCTCCGAACTGGCGTGGATCATCATGGAGCGACCGGGGTTGTTCTCGTATGACGGAGCCTTTACCGATCACCATGCGGAAATATATGCGGTGATCTTTGAATACTCC